GCAACATTTTTATGAAAAAATTCATAATCAGAACTTTCAGAAGAATCACTTAACCAAGCTTCTACTAATACATTATTATTATGTTCATTTGTAATATTAAAACCTTTAACAATTGCTCTTGAGGCATTATCAATTGTTAAAACAGTTGTTAGATTGGTAGTATTTAATTCAAAACCTTGATTTTTATATTGTATTGTCATGATATAAACCAATTAAATGAATCTTGTTCATTTTTCAAGTCTTGTTGATAAGATGTATTAAGTTGATTTTCTACGGTTTCTAATGCTTGGTTAATTTGTCTAAACCCTTCAGGAGTGTATTCTTCAGGTGGTTCTGGTACATATACGTTTATTTTAGCCATTATCTTCTTCCATCTTGGTTTACATCTGCTCTAAAGGTTCCGAATCTCCATGTTTCATCTGTTGAAGTATTAGCTACTTTTAAACTAGCTAATCGTCCTCGAGCTCTTGTATCTATTTTAGTTGTACTAGAGTTTATCGTAAAAGGTCCTAATTGTGAAGACACTCCTGTTTGAATAGGGAAGTCTTTTAAAAAAATAGTTACCTGTGCATTTCCTTCTAAGTTTTTAAAATCTGGTAAAAATCTAGATATTCTTAATAGATATTCACCGTCTCCATCTGTTGGTAAATCAAAATCTCCAGATTGAATGTAAGCTGCAATAGCTGTTTCACTACCATCTAATGCAATTTTATTTGTTCCAACCTCATGTGAAAAATAAGTACTCGCACCAAAAGTATTAGTAGCACCACTTAGATTATCGACTGTAGGAGTGCCTGTTGAATTATATTCAGTAGCATAGGGATTATCGTACGTAGAAGCGTCAGCATAGGTGCTTCTAGCTAATGTCATTACTGACCAAGTGTTTTCTACATAGTTATATATAACTGATCTATTATTTTGTACAGCTGGGCTATTTAAAGGTTTGCCTGAAGGATAAAACCAAACAATTTCATTAAATAAAGAATTATGTGATGCATAAATAATTTCATTAGAAGAATAATTAACACCAATATTATCTCCTGTAGTAGTAAAAATAAAATCTTCTACTAAAGAGGGAAGTAGTTTAACTGTACCGTCAAACTTAAAAAAGCCTCCACCTGTACCCATCCAAAATACTTGACCATCTGCATACACAACAGCATGTTGTCCAATACACCCACAGTTAGAACCTACCTGTCTAATAGAAAATGTAAATGGTGGACCTACAAACTGCATTGTATAAGCAGCTTGATCGGTTAGAATTAAATTATAGTCTTTACCAGAAACTGCAGCTACAATTTTATTACCTGTATCAAGTCTAAATGTACCAGCAGTATTTGTAGAAGTGGGTTCATATACATTGTAATTTTCTTGATCACTAAACCTAATAAACATAGGGTCTTGGGTAGATGTAGTTCCAATAGTTGTTTCTGTTCCAAAATGAACTACGTGTCTATCTCGATCAGAAACAATTGTTAATCTAGATGCAGTTGGTGCACCAGTCATTAAAGTTGCTCTAGTTTCTAATTGAGGACTTGTTGTTCCTGGATCCCATACAAATGTTTTACTGTCTTTAATAGTTGCTATTAATTGTTGTCCAAAATTATCTAAACTCCAGTTACCAGGATCAAGAATAACATTTGATGATGTACTACCTTCTCCCCATTCACCAGAACCCCAAGCATCTGTTCCCCAACCATAACCATATGTTTGAATTGTTGGACCAATTTCTTCATAAGGATTAATTGTAGCTGATCCACCAGCAGACATATCTGTCCCTGTTTCGTTTACTTTCATCTCAATAGTAAACGTATCTGTTGTAGGAACTGTTAATATTTCAAAAGTATAGTTTTCAAAATCAGACGCAGTAAAAGAAGATGTTCCTGGAATAGTTACACTTGTAAAGGTAATATATTCTCCTACAGCTAAACCATGAGTAGTTTTATTTACGGTAACTGTGTTTGACCCATTAGTTGAATCAAATGTTGCTCCTGTGATTGCAGTTTGTAATGGAGTAATATCATAAAATTTATCTTCATAATAAATATATAAAGCTTTTGAGGTACCTATCGCTGCGTATTTTCTACCTTCTAAATCATTCCAAGTGTGCTGTGCTCTACCAGGACCTGATATTGTTTGTTGTCCGATGGCCGTGAACCCTCCTATTTTTTCAGGTTGACCATATCTAAATCTTACAAAATCACTATCAATCCATTGTCCTTCCGCACCTGATGGAGTATCTGCTTTATTTAATCCTGGTCTTATTTGAACATTTGTTAGTGGCATAGCACCATTTTACACTATCTTATATCTTCTTCCAAGTCGCAGGAGAAGGTATGTTATGTTCAGATTTTACACCTTCTTTCATAGTAATCATTATATCTCCTGATATAGATATACGTGGTTCTTCTTTTGTGTTCTTTCCTGTTTCATGAAATATCATAGATGGAAACACGACCAAGTTACCTGTAGCTGCAGGATATTCAGCTTTTGCAAAATTAGTATTATCCCATTTACTAAAATAAGGATCTCTTCTAGGTATATTTAAACCTACCTTATGAGCTTCATCATCTAAAAAGAATAGGTTACCTTGTTCCTCGGCATACGGATAATAGACAAAAGAATAATGACTACTCATATGTCTATGGTAAGATATAAACTGGTCTTTAACAGAATAAGTTGCCCAAGACTTTGTAATATAAGCTTCAAATAAATCCATATTATAATTCTGCATTAATAATGCACCTTTAATACCTGATTCTATTTCTTTAAATAATTTATTAAATCTTTTATCTAAATGTAGATTATCATCTATAGATTGAAGTTCTTTAGGTTTTATGTCCGTGGTTCGTGAATATTGAGAATTGGTTGGAGTAATACTCTTAGATATAATTGGTATTATTTCTTTGTTTAATTTTTCAAAGTTTTTTATTGCAGTAATGTAAATCGGATAACCAAACCATTTTGTGATATTTGCCATAAAGGCACTATACTAATTTACTTTTAAAAATCTATATCTAATCTCACCATTACCACCAACACCACCATTAGTAGACCCAGGGCCATATTGAGCACCTCCACCACCTCCTCCAGAACCTCTTGTTCCAGCAGCTCCTGCAGTTGATGTACCTACTGGAGAACCTGCTCCTCCAGAAATATTTCCTGCATAAGATGTACCACCATTAGATCCACCGATTTGACAGTTATCACCGCCACAGTTGTTAGATCCTGATATACCTCCTGTTACACCATTACCTGATTGATTAAATGTGCCTACAGGTCCACCTGTTAAGGCAGTAACCGATTTTGTTGTACCATCACTATCTCTAAAATTACCTGATGTAATTGCTGTACCTGATATGGCTGCTGATCCTGCTGTTCCTGCAGTGTTAGTTCTTAAAGGTCCTTGAACCCCTCCGCCTGTACCTGATGAACCACCACCAGCTCCTAATGTAAATAATGATCCTGTTGTAGAACCTGATAAAGTTGTACTTGTTCCAGGTGATGCAATACGAGGTTGTTTAAAGTTAGAAGTTTGGTTACCTGCTGCACCACCAGAACCAATTGAATAAGAAATAGTTTCTCCTTCAACAACCGTAAATACTTTATCAGATATATAAGCTCCAGACCCACCGCCAGCTCCAGCAGATTCTCCACCTGCTTTATCGTAGTCAGCACCACCTGCGGCACCTCCACCACCACCTACTGCATATTGAATATGAATAGCGTTTGCTTTAGCAGGTACTGAAAATGTAGAAGAACCTGAACTTAATAATGTATAAGATGTTGCTTCAAAAGATGAAAATACTAGTTCCCATGTTCCTGATTCTTTTGCATAAACTTCATCCACATCTTGCCATGTACTAGATGCTTTTGCGTATACTTCATCTGCTTCTTGAAATGTTCCTGATACTTTGCCATAGGTATTAGCCATTTAAACTCCTATGTATATTTAAACCAAATATCTCCATCATTGCCTCCCGTAGGGGAAGATGTACTAATAGTAAATTTTCTTTGAAGTTTTGCAGCTGTAACTGCATCATTAACTATTTGTGTTGTGCCAATTGCATCTGCTGCAACTTTAGCATTAGTCACTGAATCTGCAGCTAATTGAGCTGTGTCAACAGAATCTGTAGCTAGCTTAGCATTGGTCACAGAACCATCTGCAATTTGTGTTGTACCTATTGTTCCACCTAAAGTATTTAATGCAACTTCAGTAACATTCGTTCCATCAGAATATGCTGCGTGAATTTTATCTTGGTCTAAAGTAAAGCCTGTACCTGATACAGTTTTAAAGGTTAAACTATATGCACCATGAGTTGTGCCATCTTTTAATATATAAAATTTCTCTATTGAATCAGGAATAGTAACAGTTCTATTAGCGGCTAAAGTTCCTGTAAAATTAAGAATCATATTTCTAGCATTTGATATAGAAGCATTTGACATTACTAATGCAACATCTGCTGATGCTACATTAATTGATTCATATCCTGCAATTGCTTGTTGAACTAAATTTAAATTTGTATTTGTTTTAGTTCCCCATGTACCAGCATTTTCGCCAGTAGCCATTAGTTCTAATTTTAAATCTGTAGAATATGTAGATGCCATAATTTATTGTATTATATATCCTCTAAGCTGCAAGATCAACTTCTACCCAAACAGCCGTATCGCTTGTATTTACTTCAGTCCAAGTATTAGTTACTCCCTCATTTACTACTGTCCACGTATTATTTACATCTGGATCTACATTAGACCATGCTGTAATTAATGGGCTATTTAAAGCTATATTTAATTGCTGTCCTGTTAAATTTACAGGAGTGTTTAATTTAACTTCAACAGAACCTTCAGCAGTAGTTAATGATTGACCTGTTACTGCTACATCAACATCAGTAAACGCAGTCTCTTCTCCTAGACTTATAGATGCTTGAGAACCTGTAGCATCGACATTAGCTGTTCCTGTTTCTGTTGTATCTCCTGTATCTGAAACAAGTTCTTCACCACTTGGTTGAACAGAAGCTCCAGCAGTTATAGACACGGATCCTGTGTCTGTTGTTAATTCTTCTCCTGTTACTGATACATCTGCGTTTGCTTGAACAGTTTCATCTCCAAGAGTAATAGTTAAGTCTTCTCCTGTAACGTCTACATTTGCATCTCCTGTAACAGTTGGAGTATCAACCGTTGAAGTTAATTCTTGACCAACTGGGTTAGCATCTGGGTTAGCGTCTGCATTTCCTGAAGCACTTGTTAATTCCTCACCTGTTAAAGTTACGGATCCTGAAATAGAGAAGTCTACACTTCCTGTATCAGTTGTTAATTGTTCTCCTGTTAAACTAACATCAGCATTTGCACTTACTGTTTCATCACCTAATGTTATTGTTAAATCTTCACCTGTAAGAGATAGATTTGCATTTCCTTGAACTGTTAAAGCTCCTGAAGTACTTGTTAATTCTTCACCTGTTAAAACAGTTGTAGCTCCCGCAGTAACAGTTACACTTCCAACACTAGAACCTGCACTAACCCCTGTTACCTGTACATAGGTAGTTTCAAATTCTTCGGTGGAGAACGGTGCTCCAGAAAATGTATTAGAAGCGAAAGCCAAGGATTACCTCGCCGTTGCTGGAATGTTATTTGTTCCGACTAATGGATTTTCAGCAAATGCCATGTAGATGTATGTTCCACCAGAAGCATTACTATTTGTTCCTGCTGCTCTCATTTTAAAACCATTAGATAAAAAATCATGTTGATTGTTATCATATTCTGCACCAGAACTTGCTGGGTCTAAATATTTCCAATCGGCATTTTGATTAAATGTATTTCTTTTGTTATCTAAAATGTGCCATACATCAGTAGCATCAGCTCTTTTAACCATAATCCAAGCAGGTTTAAATCCTGTATAAACAAATGTTCCATCGCTGGAACCGTTTCCTTGATACTCTCCTGCTTTTGAAAAGCCTTTAATATTTGTAAATGCATAACATACCATGTCGTCACCAATAGGTGCCACTGATCCATTTACACTTACCACTTGATTTGTAGGTAATGATAAACCTGATGTATTTCCAACATCAGTATTATTAAGAGAAAAATAATTTAAAACTCCACTTATTGTTTTATAAGCCCACCACTGTCCTGTGGTTGTTCTATTTTTAAAAATCCAAAAATCAGGGGTCTTTCCTAGGCCATGGCCGACTGTAGTAGTATTACCATCACCTGTAAAAGTCATGGTAGAAAAACCACTTGTTTGATTGACACTAACTGTAGAATTAAGTCCTCCATCTGTGTTTGAAGCTGTTGTGTTTGAGGCTAACCAGTTCCAAGCTACATAAGTTCCAGTATTAAAATTTGTTCCATTTAATGTGCTTCCATTAACATCAAAACCATCACTATCAAAACTATTTAAAGCACTAGAAGTTTCAACATTGGTTAAATCACACTGCAATCTTACAGAAGCACCTCTTACAACGTCCATTAATTGATGTGACCTGATATTGTTTCTTTCTTTAATCCATAAGAAATCTGGTTGAAATCCTACTCCTGTTATAGCATTTGAAGATGTGCCATCACCAGTATATAAAACTGTATTAAAATATGTATCTGGTTTATTTATTTGTGCCATTAACTGTACTCCTGTGCATTAATTGATTCTGTGCAGAGTGCTTTATACCCTGTAGGAACTGAATATTCAAATATTCCGATTCCATCATCTGGATTCTGTGCTGATGATACAGCAGTTGTTCCGAAATATCCATTACCAAAGTTCATACTCCATGTTGCACTACCTTCACCACTTGAGTTATCACCAACTATACAACCTAAATATTCTGTATCATATCCTGTGATTCCTGTTATAGCTATACCTCCTGTTCCAGAGGAACCACTCGTAGGATCTCCAGAATTTTGCCAAGTTCCATTTTTTCCAAAATAAACAAAATTATTATCTAAATCTAAAGCAACTTGTATAATATCATTTTGTCCATAGCTATTTCCAAAAGCTGAATTAGTTCCTAGCACTCTTTTTTGTCCATCACCTCTATAACCAACACCAGTATTTCCTGGATTATTATCATTTCTAATGCTTTCAGTCATATTCGGCATGGTATCTACACCTATGAAACTAAAGCTAACATTTGCTGTTTGTTTTCCTTCCCAATACCATTTTCCTTTATTTGCACCTAAATTTGTACAAGCATAAGAATTATCAGCATCATCACCTGTTGTTGTAACAGTAGTGTTTCCATTTGAAAATACAGTTGTATTTGGACTGTAATTTAAAGAGTTTAAGGTTGAAAAAACATTACTAGGGGTATCAATCGTTTGTGTCATTGTACCATTAACTGTGAATGTGTTTCCATTACCAGAACTATCAGTTCCAAAAGCACCACTATTTTCAAATTTTAAAAAGAATCCATTTGTACCATAAGTAACTGATGGTGCAGTTTTAGGTTTCCATATTCCAGTTGTTGCATCTGTTTCGCCAAAGGTATCTGCGTCATAAGCTGTGCCGTCTATCCAATGAACATGAGCCATTGAGCCATCAAAATATTTTTCGACTACATCATCAGAAGTTTTTCTAGCACCCATTTCTATTCTGTTTGAATTATTAAACAATATAAAATCATAATTTTGAGAAGGATATGTTTCAGTTGAAAAAGATGTTTCTTGAACACCATTAATATAAATTTTTACTCTATCACTTGATGTTGCTTGTGTTGTATCTACTTTAATAACTAAATGATACCAAGCTGATGTATCTCTAAAAAGTCTATTTGTTACTAAATAACATTGAAATGAACCACTATAACTAAAAAAACTTAATGTATCGCTTGAAGAAAATGCTAAACTATCATGCGTTGTTGCAGTAGTATTAGAATTAAAAATTGTTGATTCAGTACTTAATGCTGATCTTTTTACCCAAGTACTTATAGTAAATGTTTTTCTGTTTCCAGCAGATTGTGTTCTATTTAAATAAGTTGATGCCATGATTAGTTAAACTGTGCTCCTCCTGTTGCACCAAATGATGATGTCAAACTAAAACTTCTGTCTGCTGTTTGACCTTCAGCATCTGT